AAAATACAGCAGATATTCGACAGAGCGATCCGCTTCTTGTTTGGAGGGTAACGCATGGATGACAACCTAATCGCCTTTGGCAGCGAAATCAAGGCACTGGATGAGGGGCGCATCGGGGGATACCTGGTGCGCTTTTCTAGTGCAGATGATCCTGATATGATGGGCGACTTTTTCACGAAGGAAACTGACTTTGGGCCGCACAAGACAAGCATCGTTTACTACCAGCATGGTTTTGACGGCACGCTCAAAACACGTGTGCTTGACAGTGACGCGGCGCTTAAGACCGACGATGCTGGCGTGTGGATCGAAGCGCAGCTCAATATGCGTGACGAATACGAGCGGTTTATCCACGAAGCAGCCGCGGCCGGAAAGATGGGATGGTCAAGCGGCACGGCATCGCATCTTGTTGAACGTGAGGCGGCTGGCAAGGCATCCCATATCAAGTCGTGGCCGTTGGGTCTTGATGCCAGCATAACCCCGACGCCGGCGGAGCCACGCACGCGCGTGATTCCGTTGAAAGCATATTTGAAAAGTCTGACAGACACCACAGACGCCGAAGTCAAGGCGGAGCCACAGGGCGAGGCAACAGAGGCCGCGCCGGCCACCGCAACGGACGCCGAAGCGGAGTCAAGAGAAATACCCGTGAAAACGGGACAACCCGCAGAAGTGAAAGAACCGGAGGCAACGACAATGAGTGATGAAATCAAGAAAGATGTTCCCGAAGTGAACATCGAAGAGATTGCGGCAAAGGCCGCGGCAGCCGCGGTGGAAGGCGTATGGAAGAAGCTGGCGGAGGAAAAGCCTGAGATGGTGGGGGGCTTTGAGACTGCCGATGAAGCTATTGAGTCAGAAGAGGGGACCAAGAGCTTCGGTGACTTCCTGTTGGCAGTGCGGCGCAAAGACACGAAGTATCTTGCAAAGACCTGGAAGAGCACTTTGCTGGAAAACGAAGGCACTCTTGGTGGGTTCCTGGTTCCAAGTGGATTCCGGGCTGAATTGCTCAAGCTGATGGGCGAGCAGTCCATTGTGCGCTCACGGGCGACGGTGATCCCTGCCGACATGCCGACTACGCAGATTCCCGAACTGACTCAGACTGGTGGCCCCTCGGCTGCTGGTGATCCGATATGGTTTGGTGGTGTGCATCTTCACTGGACAGAAGAGGCCGGCACAAAGACTGAGACCAACCCGACATTCGAGATGATAAATCTGGCTGTTCATGAAATCAGCGGTTACACCCAGGCATCCAACGCTGTCACGAAAGACAGCGCCAGAGCGGGGTTGTCCGTGGCGGCACTGTTGCAGCAGCTCTTTGCCGGCGCATTCGCATGGCAGGAAGATTACGTTTTCTTGCGTGGAAATGGCGTGGCGAAGCCGTTGGGTATCCTGAACTCGCCGGCGCTGCTCACCCAGGCGCGTACCACTGACAGTGACATTGTGTATGCAGATGTCGTAGGAATGTATAGCCAGTTCTTTGGCGAAAACGGCGTCTGGCTGGTTTCCCGTGGATCTGCCGTGGCGAAGTTGCTCCAGATGGTTGACAACTCTACGGATAAGCGCTTGATCTGGCAGCCGAACGCACGCGACGGGATGCCTGGCACGATCCTTGGTATGCCTGTCATCGTCACCGAAAAGACGCCGGCGCTCAATACCGAGGGTGACCTGATTCTGGCTGACTTCTCCAAGTATTTGATCTACGATATGGGTGAGTTTGCCATTGACTTCTCAGAGCACTTCGCCTTCACCAACAACAAGGGAACGTGGCGATGTTCAGAGCGGATCGACGGGCGACCGTGGCTGAAAGATGCCATCACGCTCACCAATGGCAGCACGCAGGTCTCACCGTTTGTGGCGTTGACCGACGACTAGCAGAGACCGGCTAGATCACAATAACCAATAGCGGGGCGGCCAACAGGTCGCCCCTTTCGTATGGAGGCAAAACCATGGAAATGCTTACTGAAAAACTGGCGCTGGTGGCGGCGATTGACCCGGATAGCTATACGGCCAATACGTACTACACCGATGCCATTGACATGAAATACTGGGAGCGGGTTGTGTTTGTTGTGGCTGTTGGTGATATGGCTGCGACTGCGACGGTGGACTTCTCCGCAGTGGAAGGCACGACAACCACGCCGACCACGGCATTCGCGACAGCCAAGGAAATCACGCAGTTGACTGGCGCCGGCACCGACGACGACAAACAGGCGCTGCTGGAGATTCGTGCCGAAGAGATGGACCCGGCTAACCGCTATGTACGCGGCAAGCTGGTAACGGCAACTGACGCGAGCGATGTATGCGTTGTGGCTCTGGCAGAGGGCTGGCACAAGCCGGCGTCTGATTTTGACCTCGCCTCTGTGGATGAGATTGTGGCGTAAGTTGGTTCACCCGGCAAGCTGGCAGAGTTTCTCTCCTTTTGCTCACCAGCTTGCCGGGTTCCAAAAGGGGACAACCGAATATGAACAACCTGAATACAGCAGACTTTTATGATGCCTATTGGGGCGGTGAAGGCTGCAAAACATATCTGAGAGATCGGCAGCTTGACGAAATTGCACAGTACATCGTGTGGCAGATCGGGGCAGATACGTGCAATGTGCTAGATCTTGGTGGTGGTATCTCACGTGTGGCGCGGTTTGCAAAGCAGGCGGGACATTATCCGTTGGTGATTGACTTCTCGCAGTCGGCAATCGACGCTATGCGAGCGGTGGGTATCCCCGGCAAGGTGTATGACCTGACCAAGTGGAAACGTCGCAAGCTGGCAGAGGCTGACGTGGTGATATGCACTGAGGTATTAGAGCATATTGAGGAGCCGGAGAATATCGTCAAGATGACGGCGGCACATGCGCCACGGGCATTTTTCACGGTTCCTGACAACTGCATGGGGCCGGATGAATGCGCCACGCATCTGCGGAAATACGACGCCGGCAGTTTGCGGAAATTGCTATCGGCGCACTGGGAGTCGGTGTATATCCGATCAATGTATCGCTGGTTGATAGCGGAGGTGACGGCGTGATTGCCTTTACCTACGTGTACAACGAGCAAGACATACTACCGTGGACGCTTAAAGCGATGCTGAGGCAGGGCGTTCGGCTGCATGTTATAGACAACTGGTCAACAGATAGTACACGAATGGTTTTGTGCGAGGTGTGTCCAGTTGGTACAGTTTTGGAGCGTTGGCCGCATGAAGCGCCGCCAAAATGGTTCGACCTTGACAGCATCCTGCACCGCATCGAGGCGATACACGCCGAACATGAACCAGAATGGGCGCTGTTGTTCGGGGCCGATGAAGTGATGGTATCGTGCTGGCCGGACGTGCCACTGAATGTGGCGTTGGAACGGGTACGTTCTGAGGGATACAACGCCGTCAACTTTCGATCATTCTCATTCCATCCGGTTGACAATGACTGGACGCCAGACAAAGACCCAGAGGCGCACTTCCAATACTACACACCGGGCCGGCGTGACAACATTCGAGCATGGTTCTCGGATGGTAAGCCAATCACAATTCTTGACGGCACACATGACCTGCAATTCGAGGGTATACGGGTGTACCCGTTGAACTTCGCTATCAAACATTACTCATTTCGCACTCAGGCGCAAGCAGAGCGGAAAGTGTTTGAGGAGCGCAGGCCGCGTTACCATCCGGCGAACAGGGCCAAAGGCTGGCATGGGCACTATGACCACATTCAGCCAGGCTACTCATTCATCAAAGACCCGCGGGGATTGCGGCACTACGATCCTGCAACGTTCTTTGATGAACTTCAGGAGCGGCCGGCATGAGAATCCTTGTCTACACGCCGATGCTCAGACTGTACGGGCGGGCATTGCAGTCGATTCTCAGACTGGAATATCCGGGGCGTTTCGACATTACGCTCTGCAAAGGCGGCAACATTCAGCCAGGTGATGACAAGCGGACAGGGTTTGACGTGGTCACAGAGAAGTACAACCATGCACGTGACCTAGTACTGACTGGAATGTACGATGCAATGCTGGCAGTAGAAGATGACATGATCGTGCCGCCGGATGCACTGACACGACTACTGGCCACGGGCGCAGATGTAGCGTATGGGCTGTACTGTTGGCGTAACATGGGGTTCCACAAATGGAGCGCGTATACAGAACTGGCAGACGTGAGCGGTACGTCACTCGACACTGACCCTGAAGCGGCAAAAGCGGCATGGGGGCAGGTGATTGACGTGCAGGGCATCGGCATGGGCTGTACGCTGATCCACCGACACGTGCTAGAGACGTTCCCATTCAGAACGCATAAGCACGCTTGTTGTGATTGGGGATTGGCGCTTGACTGCCAGGCGGAAGGGTTTTCACAGAAATGCGATCTTGGCGTCGTGTGCGGCCACATGACCACGCATAACCCATCCAGCAGAGCCGGCGGTATTCCGTGGGTGCTTGGAGTAGAGGGGCCGCCACGCATTATCTGGCCTGACCCCGATGAAGAGGGCGTTGGTAAGCTGTACAGAGTGGAGCATCTTTGATGGCATATGCAACAGCAGCAGAGGTAAGAACATATCTCAATATCACTGGCACTGACCACGACGCGCTTCTGACAAAGTTGCTTGATGGGGCGACGGCAGCCATTGAATCGTACTGTAGACGCGTATTTGTCGCGGTGACAGCATCCAGATACTACCAGGTAACAGAGGTAGACGGTGATACGTTGTGGCTAGATGATGACCTGTATAGCCTGAGCGAGTTGCTGAATGGCGACGCCGACGCGACCGAGATTACATCAAGCTATTACTGGCTACTACCACGCAACGAAGGGCCGCCATTCTATCAGATCAAGCTAAAATCATCGCAGTCGTGGGACTTTACCACGGATGGTGAAGTTAAAGTAACGGGCAAGTGGGGCTACTCGGAGACCGCGCCGGATGACATAGAGCACGCGTGTATTCGACTGGCGGCTTACTACTACAAACAGCGTGACGCCCAGGTATTCGACGTGACGGCGCAACCACAGCAGGGCATGATCACTATTCCCAAAGGGATGCCGGCAGACGTGAAACAGATCCTTGATAAGTATGTGCGGGATGGTATCGCATGACCACGTATGCGGGATTCTTGAATGGGCTACGTGACCTGAGCGTGAGTGGCGTCACCAATCTATCAGAGCCGCCGGCGTCACTATCTGCCGAAGGACTGCCGGCCAAGTGGGTGCAATTGCCAGTTGGCAACGAGCCAGTATTGACGTTTGGCTATAACGGCGGATGGACTCGATTCAAAGCGGATGTAGTGATTGCACTTGTGCCGGCCATGCAGGGTACACAAAATCAGAACTGGGTGCAAGCAGTGGCAATGCTTGACACGTTCACCACGGCGCTGAGAGGAGCAGATGTATGTGAATCTGTGCTCACTTGGTCAATTCAGCAAACGGGCGTGGCTGTAGGAGATATGCAGTATTGGGCGATTGTGGCGAATGTGGAGGGCAATGGATGACCAAATACTTAATCATAAAGCGAATCATTAAGAAGCCGGAAGACCAGGTTTACGAGCCTGGTCTTTTTGTTGACCTGAATCTCTCAGAGGAGTGCGAACGCATCCTCATCGAAAAACGGTGTATCAGCAGAATCAATCGGAAACGAATCAAA